CCCCTCATTATTGAGTTGATAATTGACTCAATCTTTGTTTCGGCTTTTGGTTGTTCTACACCTTCGTTAACAGGTCTCATAAATGCACCATGTGTGGATGGATTCGATACAAAATCAAATGCAATAAGTTCAAAGTCTGGTTGAACTTCAACAGTATCTTCACCATCTGCTTCTTTCATTGGCTCAACAGAACCTAATCCTCTTGAAGAGATACCAAGTTTAATACCTGATTTAAATAATTCTTTTAAGATGTTTCCAGCGGGTGTTGATAAAACTTCAACGGTTCCTAACAAGTCATCACCATCCCAATGCATTTCAATAATATTATGTGAAGCATTATTTAAATTCACAACTGAACTTTCTGGATGATCAAGTTCTCCTAAAGCTCTTCTCTCCGTAACCTGATGTTCTAAATATTTTCCGACTTCTTTTAACAATACTTCTCGTGGATATATTCGTCCATTTTGGTTCTTGGCTTCTGCCCGTTGTAATACACCCTTGACAATTAATTTTCCACCATTATCTTTAATGGATTCATCAATTTTTGTTATTGATATATCAAACGGTCTAACATCTACTAATAATTGTTTATTCATATTATTATCCTATATTAATCTCTTGTAAAAGTTTTCCACGCTGTGCCATTATATATAAAAATCTTATCAGACTCGACACTATAAGTCATCGTACCTTTAGCAGGATTAGCAACTTGAGCCGCAACATCTGTAGTAAAGGCTTGTATAAAAGATGGATTATCAGAAACTAAAGGTTTAGGTACTGATTTTGTACTATCATTAGGATCTACGTTATACATTATTTCCCTCCCCAGGAGTTTCGTTTAATCCAAATATCACGTAAGATATCGGATACTTCTTTTCTAATTTGTTTTTTAATTTCTTCCATATCACTATTGCTTACACCCTCGTCCATGAATTTATACCCAGTTTGTTTTTCAAGATTTTTCTTCTTCTTCTTACTGGTCTTTCCAAATGCATTAGGTGTTTCAAATCCATCAATACACGCAGTAGTAGTTATTTCTTTTAGCTTCTTTTTAAATAAACTACTTGCAAGTTCCTTAACTAAAGAATTAAATTTTGTTGAGTTCTTTGTCAAGCTCATAATACCTTAATAATTGAACAACTGAATTGTCGTCTGTTTGGTTTGACTCATTCAAACAAAATTTATCGGCACAATTAATTGCCTCTTGTAATTTAATTTTTAATACTTTATCTTTAACTTTATTTACTTTTGTATTTAACTTATCTTTTAAAATAGGTATTTGATTTGATACAAAAGAAGAAAAGTTATTAGTATTTGCAATATTACTAATGTATTCTTTTAATACTTGCTTTTGAGCATCACTTAAATTAGTATATTTTTTATTAAATTTTTCTAACAAAGCTTTATAAGATAAAATTCTTAAATCTTTATCTTTCATCTCTTCATGTATAAAAATATCAGTTTTTTCATTAGTTATTGTCGTAACGTTTTCTAAAATAATAAAATAACTTTCTGTCTTTTCATCGGCACTTAATTCACCGATGCCTTCAAATAACTTATAAGTAGATGCATAAACTTTATAATTAGGAACACTTGAAGAAAATAACTTATTAATATCATAATGTTCTTTAATACTCTTTATAATATTATATTTTTCTCTTCGTAATACAGAATTATTTAACTTACCCCTCTGTCTCAATACTTCGGCCAGAAAGAAATCGGCTTTTTTATCTGTTTTAAATTTTTTGGTTGTTATCAAATTATATAATGCCAATTCTTTACCTATTTCGGTATGTTCATTGAATTGTTTTTTTATAATTTTTATAGCCGGTGAATCTTTTTTCTTATTCAAAACGTCTACTGTTACCTGTCTCAGTAGAAATTCAAATAAAAGTCCAGCGTTTCTTAATTTACTGTGTCTGAATTTACTCATAGATATTCCAATGTATTTTGATACAATTATTCATATATAAATATAATGTAATTTAGAATAAGTAGACGTTTACTCTTCTATTATATTATCTTCACTTAATAATGACGAATCTTTTTTAGGGAATTTATTTTTTAATTGATCCAAAATACCCTCACGAGCAACGGCCGTATGGGCTTTACTTGTAGCTAATGGTGATTTACCTTTGAATTCCCTCTTTCCATAACTTCTATCGGCTTTTCTAAGTTTACCATCATCTTCTCTTGGTTTATTTTTACCAAAATGTTCTTTCTCACTACCACCCCAATCACCGGGTCTTGCCATACCGTCATCATCGTCTGATGGTTCTACTGGTTGTTCCGCTGGATCTTGGCCTTCGGTTTCGATTTGTTCAAATCTATATTTTTGTTTTGTATCTTCAACAATATCATTAAATATTTGTATCTTCTTATCATTTGAAAAATCAAATATATTATCATAAATCCATTTACGACTAAATAGTTTAGTTTCCATGGCTTTTTCAGCTAATTCAACCCGTTGATTCATTAATTCAAGTTTTTCTTGCTCATGAATCATTGATGGATTTTGTAATTCTAAATCGAAATCTATTAAATCCGAATCATCAAACCCTTGACTATACAGATGAACTATACCAATTTTTGTCAATTCACTAACAACAATCTTTTGTAATCTTTCTATTGTACGAGCAAACCTAACATCTTCTGCAGCCAATGTGGCTTTACCACCACTTAATCCTTCTTCATATCCAAGAAATGCTTTTGGAATCCTAAGACTTGCCATTAGTTTGTTTCTCAAGTATTCAACATCTTCTATAGCATCATTATTAGATAAACCAGGAAGAGTTTCTATTTGAGTTCCACTATCTCCACCACGAACTGGTAGGAAATAATCTTCGGTAACTGACTCTACATTATATTTTAAATTATATTCACCAGTAGTCTGGTCGATGACAGGAACCTTTTTCATCTTATTGATGATTTTTTGCATAAATTGTTCGACTTCTCTTGGTGGTATATTTCCAACGTCAATTTTAAATATTCTTTTTTCGGGCGCTCTCATGATTCTATGTATCAACATAGCATCTTCCATAAGAGTTAATTGCTTAAATACTTTTCTACCGGCTTCTAATTGAGACCTACCATAAGGTAAAAAATTTGTATCACTCATTAATCTAAAATGAGCAATTTCATAATTTTCTTTTATTTCTTTTTTATCATCATTTATTTCAAATTGAATCAATTGTGGGTTAGCAGGATCATGGTCTTCAAGTCGTGTAATATCATAAGCACTAATTGGTTTTACATTTACGACACCATACTTGTCTACAATATCAAGTGATAAATAAAAATCACCATACTTAGTTAGGTTTCGCATCCAACTCCATAAGTTAAATTCAATATTTATAATATCGTAATATAAATTATGAAGAATTTTACTAATTTTACTATTTTCTGTTTTTATTTTTAAAATTTCTCCCTCGATATTATCAATCGTGGATTCGTCAGAATAAATGTCAAGGGCAGAAGCAATAATCGGGTCTTGATCCATCAATTCATAATCTTTAAATAAGTCATGTTTTCTTATTTCATAAGCAGCTCTTCTATTTTGAGCTACATTATATGGATTTGAATAGGTATTTTGCATTAATCGTTGATAACGATCAATAAAATTTGAAGTTAAACTCGTTTGAGTAAAATCCAAATCCTTAACAACCAATTGATTGTTATCTTTTTTTCTTATTATTACATTAGATTGAAATAATCTACCTAATCTATTAAAAATATTATCTGCCATATTTTACCCCAATAACCAACTTAGGTCTTCTTTTTCACCATTAATATCCATCTCGTATGGATTATTTTTTGGTTTGTTTGATGTCATAATCGGAGACCGTTCATTTAAATTTCCAATTGAATCCACCAAACTACTTTGAAATTCATTTCTCTCTGATTGTATACGAATAGCAGTATCCCTAATCCATAATAATATAGAATAAGACATTACTAAATCATCATTATATCCATCAAGAGCTTCGGTTTTATTGTTCTTATATATAAATACAAAAAGTTCATCAATTAATCGTGTTGATTTTAATTTTACCATCTTCTCTCTTGTATATTCTTCCATCTTTGCCACAAGTAATGGTTTAGTTTTCATTGTAGTTGTAAAACCAGGTATTTTATTTTTATCAATATGTCGATATCTATTTGTATGTTGTATATCTTCATCAACGATTAAATGATTCTTTTCTTGATAAAAAAGATTTTCATATCCCCTATCAATAATTGTTTGTAATGTAGCCCAACCTATGTTGTTATTCTCCACTACTAATAGAGCATCATTATATTTAGTTCCCAATTCAATTAAGAAATTACCAAACTCAGTTGTTCCTAACTGACCTTTGTATTCTGCCACTTGTTCCATTTCTTCTATATCAAAAACTTGAGCTGCACTAAAATCAGTTCCATCACCACGAGCAACGTCAGCACTTATTAAATATTGTTTTGAATAATCAGGATAACCCCATATCCATAAATTTCTATCAAACCCACTTTTTTCATTTGGTTCACAACACATCTTTTCTTTATACCACTCCAAAATAGCAGGATCGACAACTGAACGACCTGAACTTAGAAAGTCGGCATCACATTCTTGAGCGGCTTGTGATGGTCCTAATATTCTATCTTGATCACGTCTCCATTCTTCATCTCTTTCTGGATGCTCAGACCAATGTAATTTTACCGTATTAAATTTATTAACACCATCGGTGGCATCTAACCAAGTTTTATGAAACCAATTACCAACGCCATTTGGTGTAGATATTGCCAAACAACGACCACCAGTTGCAAGTGTTTGTTGAGCTGCAGTCCATATTGTATCAATCTTTTCAATGAACGCGGCTTCATCTAATATTAACAGAGATAGAGCTTCAGAGCGACCTGCACTTTCATTAGAAGCAATAGCTTTGATTTGACTACCATTCTTAAACACCAACGACAGTTTATTATTCTCAACAATCTGTGTCTTTAGCCAAGCAGGTAATCCATCATACATAATACGAACTTTAGTTACTAAATTTTTAGCGGTATCTTTTGTTGTTGCAATACACAATACATTCTTATCATTGTGAAATAACATCATCCATAATGAATAAGCGGCACTTAATGTTGAAATACCAAGTTGTCTTGATTTCAATACCACATTATAATCATGTTCTTCATATTCTTTTAAGACTTCCCGTTGAAAAGGATATAGTTTAAACTTAATCTTACCCCGCTGTGGATGTTGAATAGTACAGTATTGATTAATAAAATATGACGGATCTTGTACACATTTTAAATAATTTACTTTTATGGCTTGTTTTAAATTACTCATCTTCTATGTTCGTGGCCTGCTAAAGCATTGGCAACAGTTTTATCAAATTGATTTTTTTCTTTCATTTCTGTCATTTCTTGTTCATATTCCTTTAATATACCATCCCATCTTTTCTTTTCTTGGTCAGCAACCCAATCATTCCATTTACCTTCCCTATGTAAAATAGCTTCAAATTCCATTTGACAATATTGACATTTTTGAAATCTATTATAAGTTTGCTGGTCAATAGTTTTTAATATTAAACTTTTACAATCATTACATTTATCAAATCCTTTAGGTGGTACTTTGGTGAGTTGTTTTCGTTTACCATTTTCTTTAACATATTTTCTACCACTTGGTTCTTCCCAAATCTCACCCTCTTTTCTCATATGGATAGTTTTTCCAGTATAACCGATTCTCGGAGTACCTTGTCCACCAACTCCTGCTATTAATTTTTTTACTTTTTCTATATTTTTACTCATAACCTATTCCTTAAAATGTCATCAAACCAGTAATCTGGTTTAGTGGAGCAAATGCGCCTGTAAATTTATAAACATTACCATTATATTTAAAAACTATTCCCTCAGTTGGAACAACGGCATCCAATCCACCAATGGCATTTAATCTATCTAATTGTATTTTTAATTTGTTTAATTTCTTTATATCACCACCACTTCTTATATCTTTTATAGCACTCTGTAATTTCTTTCTCATATTTTGAACTGATTTTGCTGGATTTACTGCCATCCAACCATCCATATTTTTCAATACAGTAGCACCAACTTCAAAGAATAATTCCTCAAATGGTTTCATATTATTCTTGACCATTTTAGCATGGTCATTTTTATCAGTACTTAATACCCATTCTAAAAATTTAGGATATTCTTTAAGGTCTTTTTTAATCTGTGGAATTTTATATGACTTATCAAAGAAAGCCCATCGTTTTGTTAACTTGACTAATATCTCATTTGTTATGTTTTGATAATCTGTTTGTTTAGCTCCATTAAAAATCCATTCTTGCCAATATGATTGATGATATAAAGCAAGAGTATCATTATCCTTTAAAGAATATTGTGATTGTAGTTTTTTTAATCTACTTAAAAACTTACCCTTTAGTTTACCAAAATCTTGATGTTTAGGTACTGTCATAAAATGTGGTTTTTTAATCTTATAATGTTTCTGTATGTTTTGATTAACTTGTTTAATCATACCAGCCAATATTCTTGCACTATCTTTTGCCTGGCCAATTACTCTTGCACTATCGTCATATTCTAATGTTCCATGAAACATCAATTCTGTTATATCATAGTTCACTACATTTTCACTGGCTGGCCACATCACTTCTAAACTCATCCACTTAGAACCTTCACCAAATATCTTTGTTCTTTGTTTATCACTTAAAGCACCAATTGCTTTACTTAAATCTCTTACGGCATAAACAAAGGCATTTCTAATATCACCTCGTCCTTTAAATTTACTCTCCACGTCTTTTATACTTAAAGCGGTTTTACCTTTATTCTTTATATGCCCTTTATTACGAGCAGAGATTAATTTACCATTCTTCCAACTAATCATAAGATTTTGACCATCAGTTTTTTCCGTAACGTTATCTTCACGATTTAACTGGCCGCCTAATCCCATCGTAATAATATTTTTTAAATCCTTAAAGGTTAATTCCTTGTCATCAAACGGATGACTCATATGCCCATAGGCTCCACCCATTAATAATAACTCCTTTTGTTCTTTATAAACAACTTTTAAATTACCTTTATCTATTTGTTTATCTTTATGTAATTTTTCCATTTCTGGTTTGTTAATTACAAGTTTTGGTTTTTCATTTGGTTTACTACCAACACTCGGTACGGCATAATAAGCTTTTCTCAATCCAAATTTCTTAGCAGCAACATGACCTTTACCACCATATTTTTTAACCAAATCTTTTTGAGCTTCTTCTTTTGAATATCTTATTTTAATACCACGTCGCATCAACCTTTGTTTGAACATTTTAACTTTAGCCGATACTTCCGTTAATGATAATACTTCTTTTACAATATCATATTCATCATGTTGTTTATTTCCCCTATTAACTTTTGTTTCTTCTGGCTCTTCAGCATCAAGTTGTTTTGCGGTTTTTGGACTATCTTTAACAATAGCTTTTCTTGCCTTTGCCATATCATCAACATATTCATAATCTTGATTTTTTAAAATCATATCAATATGGTCTAACCATTTATTCCATAATTCAGTTCCAACATAATCTGTTAAATTTTGAGCACTTGGTTCTTGAACACCAGCAGGTCCAAAGGATACTGAATCAACAGGTCCTTTTGGATACTCTGTATCTTTAACGAAACCAAAATCTTGACTATAATAATAATCATCATCAATTAAATTATGTGCAATTTCCCATCCTAATTTCCCAGCTTCGGTTTCGGCTCTATTTTGATATGCCTTTAAACTCGATAAGAAACCAGGTCCATCATCAACTTCTCCGGCAGTATGTGTACCTGAATTTTCGAATAAACCCACATAATACTCAAATAACTTTTTGAATTTATTCGTCATCATAATATACAACCCTTTATCGAAATATCCAAATGTTTTTTTGAAAAACTTTTTCTTTTCTTTATCATCAATTTTTGGATTGCCCAGCATATCTCGTGTTTTCGTACCACTTAAATTTCCAAATTGGGGAGCCGTAATAAAGTATCCGTGTTCTTCATATCCTTTTATATCATTCTTATTCTTTTTGTAATCTTGATAATATGTTTTACCACCACTCTTTTTAGTACCTGCTTTTAAACGACCAGCGTCTTTCTGTCCAAAGGCATAAACTACTGCTGTGGTTTCGGTATTGAATTTCTTCAATAAGTTCTTTGCCACATAAGGTGTTCTTTCTTCAATGATACGATTAGCTGGAATACCCATCTTCGTCATGTGTCGAACTTTCTCTTTAAAGTTCATTGGATGTCTTGGTGGTTTTTTAATATTAGTTGTCGTTATATAGGCTTCATCAACTTGTTTTGCCAACCACTTATATGTAGCCAAATGTCCTGAATGAAATGGTTGGAATCTTCCACCGAATACACCAATGGTTTTTTTGATTTTACTTGGAGCTTCATTCAATTTAGCTATTTGTTTTTCTATATCCTTTATTTGCAATTTTAACTTATGACTATTGGCTCCACTACCAAATCCTATAGCTTTTTTAATTAGTTTTTGCCTCTCATCTCTAAGTTTATTTTGTTTTATTTGGTCTTTTCTACTTAATTTTTCATTTACTTTTTTACCGGTATCGGTTTTAGTAAATGGACCTCGTCTTAATGTTGCAAACTTTACAGGTGTCTCCATACCAAATAAGTTCTTAGGTGCTATAATTCTTAACTTAACCATCTTTGAACTATTATCAATACCCAATGTCTCAAATTCTATTTCTTTATATTTCTTACCCTTCATAGTAAGATTATGACCCGTAATAAACTTTTCAACTTTACTACCCTTTACGGCATTTGCCTCGTTTATTGATTCTTTCATTATCTTTTGTTTAGCAATCCATTTTTTACCAAGATGATTTTTAATAGGTTTTTTAATAAATTTATTAATACCTTTTTTCATCAACATATCAAATTTGTTAATAGCAGCTTTTTCACCTAAAGTTTTTGAGTTATCCACCATCATAAAATTAGCATTTCCAAACAATCCTTGAAATGATATTTTATTTTTCTGTACATCATTCCAGCTTGTTTCTACTAATTCAGGACTAAGTTTTCTTGGTCTTTCCATATTTCTTTTCTGAGCAACTTCTAAATCCGTATGGACAAATACCATAAAACAATCATATCCTATTTCTTCTAATTCTTTTTTCTTTTTTAATATTGAACCATATTTATGACCTGTTCCGTCTATAATCATTCCCAATCTACCGTTCATGTATTGTTTTTTCTGTTGTTTAGTTATATCTTTTGCATAACTTCTCATTCCACTATAATCCTCGTAATCAGGATCTGTAAGTTGTCTAAATAAATCTTCTGGCATATCATCTAAATCTGTACCGAATCCATATTTCTTTAATAATGTTTCAAGTGCTTTATCTTGATTGACTACTTTTAAACCATATGCTGATGTATTAACTGTTTTTGGTATACCAAACAATCCTTTAGAAACAAATCCCTTTCCACTACCAGGTCCACCAGCAAGAAATACTGCTTTAAGAATTCCAGGATCGTTAATTCCCTCTTGGAGTATTGGTTTAGTTATTTCTTCTACTAATTTTTTTAAACTCATGCCTTTAACTCCAAAGCAACTCTTAAATTATCTTCAATTGGTCGTGGTAATGACTTAACATCATAGTATCCCCAATCAGAATGTTCTTCATCAAGTTTAGGTTCAGGTTTATTCTGTAATTCAATCATATATAACTTTACAATTCTATTGTACTTAGAGTCTTTTATCGTATCTAAATATACTAAAGAATTGATATCAATGTCAAGCTTTGTTTCTTCTTGAAATTCTCGATGAGCACCCTGTATGAACTTTTCTCCACTCTCAACGTGTCCCATTGGAACTGCCCAAAAGTTTGGATACTTTCCAGCAGTTTCAGAACGGCGAACCAGTAATACTTGATTTTCTGATTTAACTACAACCCCACCAATTTTTTTTGGTTTTTCTATATTGAGTTCAATTAAATCTTTTAATTTTGGTATAGACATAGATATTCTCCTACATCTATAAATATATAAATTTCAAAAGAACTATACTTCTAATGCTCGTCTAAACCAACCAAAGTAAAACTTCTCTAAGTCTGGCTTACGGGTTACTAAATCTGCGTAGTATTTAACTCTATATGCCCTAACTCTTTGTAACTCTACATTAGATTCCGCTATTGCCTTGAGAGTGATAGGTCCTAATCCACCATCTACTTTAAGTCCAGCACCTTTAGCATTGGCAGCTTGTTGTAAAATTTTGACACCTCTTGACTTACCTTGATTAACATACATATCAAATGCTATATGTCTTAGATTTTCAGGTAAGGATTCTACTTTATTTGCATCCCAATACTGTTCTTTATAGATTTCTTTAGCACCATCTTTGGTGAGATTTTTGATATCCATATCGGGAAATGACTTAGCCGATATCCCATATTTCGTACCTCCTAATTCACCAACACCTTCTTTACCACCGGTCCAATTACCAGGATCTTTTGAATCATCAGTAAATCCACCCTCATGGTGTAATACTATTTCTATTATTTCATCGAATTTTACTAACATAATTTTAATTCCTAATTATTGTTTTAATTATTTAACGTATTAACTATCTTTGCTAATAAAAGCATCAATTTCCGTAGCTATTTCTGTGTCTGTTAGGGCGTCGTTATCATCATTGACAGGAGACATAGCAGTATATCTTGTTATTAAAGCTGCCCTATTCAATTCTACCAAAGTAGATGGAACATACGATCCATCATTAACGACTATACCAACTAATTTACTGCCAGATGCATAGTATCCACCATCTTCTATAAAAGATGGAATACATTTATTTCCATCTGAATTTCTATGTAGTTTATATTCTACTATCATTTTGCTTCTCCAATTAAAGTCATATATTCTTTGTTTGTTATATCACTTTTTCCAAAAAGTCGTTTGCTAACTTCATCTGCATTATTTGAATACTTATCTTTCATTTCATCCAAAAAATCTTCAAGATGTAATGATGTGATTTTGTCACCGCGTGCAACAAGATCATTTACTAATGTTATGTAACCAGTTACTTCTGCTATTGCAATTTGAACATGAACACCATATTGTTGTAAATACTCCAATGTAGCTTCTTTTCCTCTACCGTATTCTATTAAATTTCTAT